CGGACATGGTCACGTCGCTGCGCGCGTCCTGCCATCTCGGGAGGACGCAAAGCGCATACCGCTTCGGGTCCTTAGCCGTGTTGGCCGAAATGCTAGGGTCCTTAGATTCAAGGTCGCCGGGGGAAACACACCCCGCCAGCAAAGCAACAGCTACCGCGCCTACGAACAATCTCATGGGGTCACTCCTGTGGAAGATGGCCACAAGATATCAGAAATGAAAAAGCCCAGCGGGTGACTGGGTTTCAAAGCTGCTAGACAGGTATCAACGCCTCGAACTGTTACGTAATACCGATACGAGCCTTCCAGCACCGCCGTCAGAGATCATGTCGTCATACAGCATTGTTGATTCCCGGTAGTGTCCGTTCAATATCTCAAGAACGTCGATGATGGACTTGAGACTCGCCCTGATTTTTTCACGGCTAGCGACCGGCAACGCATTACCTGCGCGATCTTGCACATGAACCAGATCGTTATGTGCTATTCGCTTGTTGCGATGAGTCCTAGCGAACTCGGCAGCGTCGAGCGCAAGTTCGATTGCACTCACCACCTCGGCCTTCACTTTCGGATCATCTACCAAATCAGGCAAGGCTTGGATGGATAGAGTCTTGTTTCCGAAGCTCACAGGTCGATCGGTTAACTTGGAGATGCCAAGCATCACACTGTCCCAAAGCTGGGCCTGGATAACGCCGAAGAATGCAGGAGCGACGTCATTGAGCAATTGGACCGTTGCTTGGTCAACCGCGAACAGTTGCTCGTACTGCCTCCATACCAAGAGGATGTCGAGCAAGTGATCGTTGAGATCGCAGTACATCCCACCGAGCTCAACCCCCATGTCTTTAATGCACAGATCCCTTTTCTCTTGCGCACTTATCATTTCAGTCTCCCGGCTCTCCTTGACGACACGGCGCAGGGTGGCACGTCCTAATCGAACGGCACAATGGCTGTCCACTTATCCAGCGTGGACGAAAGCCCAGTAGCTGGATTGGATCCCATCGTAGTAGCGTTGTGCCTCCTTTCAAGCCACGGCAGGAACCCACATGGCGCTCTACACACAAGAAACCGAGAAGTACCTCAAGAAAACGCCAACGACCATTCTCAGCGGAGTCATTTGGAACACCGTTCATCCAATTGGCAGTATCGTTCCAGTATCCGGAATCTACCGGTGCGAGGGCTGCGGCGATGAAATCACTTCCAACAAAGGCACGGAGTTCCCACCTCAGAACACGCACCAGCACCCAGGGTCGGCGAAGACCATCGGATGGCGCCTGATCGTCGAGACCCAAACGAAAGGCTGAAGGATTCCCCCAGTCCTTCGCCTGCAAGCCCAAGGACTGGGATTGCGCCAATTTCGGCGCGTTTATGACCTGGAGGTCAATGTGTCAGGAACACCAGCAACCACAAGTGAAGTTCGCGCTCTCGGATTGGCGCTTCAATGTCTGGCGGCGAGCCTAAAGCAGAACGGGGCTCTAAATGCGGACCTTTATACCGCAAGACTCAAGGGGCATATCGCTGCAGATTATCCAGCAGCCGAAAACAAGGAGGTCTTCAATATAATCCTAGAAAGCTTGATCAATGACCTGGCACGCATCCCAGCCCCGGACGCTTAACGGCCTGGAGGGCCGAACAGAGCGAAGTCTGCCTCGGCCCTTCTTTTTACTTCATCAGCGATAGCTTTTTGTTGAGCGTCCGTAAGCATGCTCTGCTCCTGCGGCCATGCCGCGTCATGTTGGTTGTTTTGCTTCTTTATGCCTGAGAACCAGGCGCGTTCGGTCGAGCCATGGACCGCCGAAGACGATGATTTCGCTCGGGCGGCCGTATAGGTGGTGCAGCAGGAAAGGCCCTGGGCCGAACGTCTCTGCGCCCTCACCAGGCAGCGCCGGATCAGTGCCGAGGAAAATCCCGGCGTGGTTCGGGTGAACCGTCCGCCCAACTTCCATCACGATCATGTCGCCGCGCTGTGGCTGATCCACCCGGTAGAACCCGGCGGCCTCGTAGTTCGCCTCGTACAGACTGGTGTTGTCCTTGCTTTCCCACCAGCCGTCGGCGCGCTTGAAGGCTTCGAACTCAAGCCCCCACTCGCGCTTATACCAGTCGGCGCAAACCTGCCAGCAGTCCCAGGCGCCGTGGACGAACGGGCGATTCAGCAGCGGCGTCTCGCCCGTGGGCACCACCGTCCGCAAGTCGCCCTCCGGCCAGCTCAGAATGTGCCAGGGCATGGCCGTGGCTTCGCACATCGCCAGGTCGCGCGGCGACGGCCGGCTGGTGGCATCCGGATGGGAGTGAACGATGCCGATCACCTCGCCCAGGTCTTCCGCAGCGGCGTACTCCTCTGGATCGATCCGGAACTCCTCGCTTGGCTCGGTCGCGGTGTTCTTGCATGGGAAGTACTGCTGCTTCCGGCCCAGGGCCAGCAACAGCCCGCAGCACTCTTTCGGGTACTCGGCCGCCGCATGCGCCTGGATCGCGCTCAATATGTGCTTACGCATGGTCAGCTCCGGGCGATCAGGGAAACGGCTGGGAAGCCGCCGAAAGGCAGCGGGTTTCCCTCGCCGAAGCGCGGAATGCAGCCCCGGCCCAGCGTGGCATCGCACTCGTCCAGCTCAGGGTTGTCAGTGACGACCCCGTCCTTTGTCACGTAGGGCCCGGTGTAGCCACAGTTCGGGCCGCGATAGCCGCCGGTGAGGCACCAATGGCACAGGGTCGTGGCCTGGCGGCCTATGGACTCGCCGCCCACGTCGCCCGGGCTGGCAAGCTCCCAGGTCACGGTTTCCCCGTCCTCGTTCGTCTTCTGGTCGATGTACCAGACCTCGATGGTCTCCTGGGTTGGGTCTGCCTGTGGATTTCCGCCGGGGAAGTTCTCGGCGTCCAGGTACGTGCCCAGCGTGTGCCGCATGGTCAACTTGAACTCGAGCAGATCATCGAAGGCCAGGCATAAGGCAGTGATGCGGCCGTTGACGTTGCCCACCGACAGCGTCGGGCGAACCGCCGTGCCATCGCCGTTGGATTCGATGCCGTCGATCTGCATCGGCCAGGCGCTGTACTCGTTGCCCTGCCAGTAGATCGGCTTTGCCGGGAGTTCATCGGCGGCAGAGCCGGCGGCGATCAGCTCGGCCTCGGTGTGCGGAATCGCGTGCCCGTGGAAACGAAGAATGTCCGCGCCATAGTCCGACCCGTCCAACTCGAAGAGCAGCACCTCGCTGCCAGGTTCGAGAACCTGGATGTCACTGATCAGCGGCATGGTTGCCCCTTATGGATGGAAGGCCCGTTCGAACGTGGCCGTTAGCTTGAAGACCCCGCCCCCAACGGGGGTTGGGACTGGATTGATGCAGGTGAACAGTCCCAACTGGCCCATCGGCGTGGTCCAGAGGAAGGCCTTTGCACCGGCATGCTGGTCGAGAAAGTCCATGATCTCCTGCACCCTGGCCTTGGTCCCGGTGTAGGTGATCGGGTAGGAATCGTCCTTGTTGTTCGGCCCATCGCCGACGACCTGCTTGTACCCGTCACCAAACTGCGCGGTACGCACCCGATAGGTGATCTCGGGCGCGTCTCCGTGCTGGGTGGGCCAGGTGAATGTTTCTATAGCCATCAGGCCCTCCCGTTGACGTTGCGAAAGCTGGTGCCGCCAGCGCGCCAGGAATCGGCAACGGCTTTTTCCGCCACTGACTGCATTTGCGACTGGAGGCTTTTCGACAGTGCTTGTTGGTCGATCTGCATCCCCTCGGAACTGCGATCTTCGGTGACGACAGTTACAGGTGCGTTGATGTTGATCGACGTCCCAGAGCCACCGGAGAGCGCGCGCACTCCCAGCTGTCCGCCGGCCGTCCGGGTCAGCGGCATGATGGCCTCCTCCCCTGCCTCGCCCATCACCCCAATACCGCCGCCGGCCATGCCGAACGCTGTCGGCTTGCTGACGATGGAGTTGGTAAAGGCTGCGCCGTTGGCAAACATCTGCACGCCGCCCGACCAGGCGCCGCCCTTGGCCTGAATGCTGCCCGGGGTGAAGCCTGAGAGGTCGCCGGAGTACCCAGCCTGGGTTGAGCCGGCCGACGTTGCACCGCCGCCACCAGTGAAGTAGTTAAGCCCGGCACCGAACAGGCTGCTGAGCAGTGCTGAGCTGGCTTGCCTGGTGGCGATCCGCGCCATGTCCGCCAGAATCGACTTGGTGAAGTCCGCGAACGAAAACTTCCCGGTGATCGCGAAGTTGGCGACAGCGTCCTCCATCGAACTGAAGGCGTTGGTGAAAAGGTCCCGCGTCTGGCCGGCAACGTTGCGCGCGCTTTCCAGGTAGTTGCTGAAGGCCGAGGTTGCACCTTTGCGCCAGTCGCTTTGCGCCTCAGACATCTGCTCGTAGTTGCTGAGCACTGTTTCGCTCAGGTCCTTCTCGCTTTTGTTGATGGCGTCCAGCTTGGCCTGGTATTCCTCGGCGCTCATGTTGCGAGACTGGTCGGCCTTGTCGCGGGCCAGGTCCAAGCGCTGCTGGTTGGCACGGTCGGCAATGCCGTTGAGTTCGCCGTTGATGGCGTTCTCCCGGTCACCACGGCCTACACCGTCCGCTGCACGACTGCCAGCACGGCGCAGGGCGACGTTCTGCTGGTCCAGGGCATCGGTGTAGCTCTTGATGGCCTGGGCCTGCTTGGCGAGCCTTCCCTGCTCGTTGGTGGCGATGACTTCGAGTTCGCTATCGGCCTCTTTCTGTGCCTTGACCATGTTGGTCCGGGCGTCGGCGATCTTCTGGTCCAGCTGAATGCGCTGGGCCGCCGATGTGCTGGCCTTGCCCTTGGATGCTTCGAGGGCGTCGATCTCGGCCTGGTAGGCAGCCGTGACCTCGTCCCGCTCATTGCCGATCAAGGCCTGGCGCTTGAGCAGGTAGTCTTCCTGGGTAACCAGGCCGGCCTTTTGGGCTGCCTCCAGTTGCTTCTGAGCGTTCTTGTACTCGCCCAGGATCAGCGACAGCTGGTTTTTCGAGTCGTTGAACTCGGTCAGGTTGACGGCTGTAGTCGCCGCTTTCGGGTCCTTGTTCTTGTCCTGGATGTTCTGGATCGTCTTCGTGACGACCGCTTCCTGGACCAGCGGGTCGTTTGGGTTCGCTTTACGCAGCGCCTCGACGTCCCGCTTGTACTCCTTGATCAGCTTGTTGCGCTTCTCCTCGTTGGTGAGGTTCGAATCGCTGATCGCCTTCAGGCGCTGGCTGGCGTCTATGCCGTCGCGCTGAATCTGAGCGTTGAGGCCTTGCGCCTTGGCGATGGCGTCCTGGGTGTTCTTCTGCTGGGTTAAAAACTCCAGCTCGAGCTTGGAATTCGCCAGCTTGGCCTGAGCGTCGGTATCAAACGGCATCCCGTTCACCGCGCTCTGCGCCGCTGCCACCCGCTGCTGCGCCTCAGTGATCTGGCTCGCCAGGGCCTGCTCCCGCCCAATATCCTTGACTGCGTCAGCCGTTGCCGCGATCTCTCCTTTCAGGCTTTTCCAGCCACGCTCCCAGATCGACAGGTTCTCGGTGACTTCGCTGCTGCGAGTCTTGATCGTGTCGACGTAGGTGTCGGTCAGCAGCTTGGCCGCGCCGATGGTGTCGCCCTGCTGCTTCAGGGCTACGATCTGCGAGTAGGTGCTGGCGGTCAGGAAGTTGTACTGGTCGTTCAACTCCTTGGCGGCTGCGACCGGGTCCTTGCCGATCTTCACGAACTCGGCAATCGTTTCCTCGACCGCTCGCCCAGTGGCCTTTTCCCATTCCAGCGCTGCGACCGTGATGCCTTCAAAGCTGCCACTGACGATCTTCCCTGTTCCCGCCAGCTTCGTTAGGACTTCTGCGGCGGCACCAGTGGTACCAACGGTTGCGCTGACTTGGCGCGCCATTTGGGTTAGAGCATCCGCCGAAGTGCCAGCAGCATTTCCGGTCTTTATCAGCTCTTCCCGATATCCAACAGCCTCCTCACTGCCCGAATAGTAGGCATACGTCAGGCCAGCGATGGCGGTCGCAGCTACGGTGAACGGATTCACCAGCCCAAGCACGTACCCGCCCAGGGCCTTAGCCGCCGGCCCGATGCCACCGAACATATCCTTCAACTGCCCACCCTGCTGGAGCAGCACAGTCAGCGGGTTCTGTCCGCCCTGCAGCGACACTGCAATGTCCGTGAACTGCGCCGGAACGCCACGCAGTGCAGCAGCCGTCTGCTTGGCAGTGTTGCCGGTGCGGGTCAGCGAATCATCGAAACGTCCCAGGTTCGCCCGGGACTGGTCGATCTTGGCCTGGTACTCGCTGAAGGTCGAAGCATCCAGCGCGCCGAGCTTCTTCTGCTTGGCGAGCTTCGATTCCAACTCATCCAGCCGGCCCAGCGCCTTGACGGTCGGATCGATCTCGCCGAGCAGATCGGACAGCTCATCCCTCTGCTTCTTGAAAGAGGCCGATGCCTTATCCGCGCCTTTGGAGACGCCCTCGGCAGCTTTCTCTGCCCGTGCACCTGCCGCCGTGAGCTTGTCGAGGTCGGAGCTCGCCTGCGCGGCATCGGTCGAGTCGACCTTAATGCCGAGTTCAGCAATAGAAGTCATGCGGGCTCCGTTATTTCGATTCGCTCATCACGAGCATGGCTTCTGCTTCCATGACGCGGATGTCGTGAAAGGCTTCTGAAAGTTCGCGCCGCTTGATGCCCAGCATGCTGGCGACCGGTTGGAGCGCGTTGTAATCCAGGCCAGATGCCCCGCCCATGCCGGTGCGCCACTGCGTCGACATCGCTTCGAAGAGCAGGAACGCGGACCAGTTGTCCGGCCAGACGTCGTACTCAACTGGCGGGATGTCTGCCAGGGTCAACCCAAATGCCGCGAGGGCGTTTTCGGAAGGGCCATGTTCATACAGGACACGGGCGGCGCCGGTCAGTTTCCCAGGCGGGCCGGCTGATAAGCGGCTTCGTACGCATCCAGCACGGCCCGAGGCGCGCCAATGCAAGTAGTGACCAGCGCCGCAAGAGATTCATCCGATAGCTTCTCGTCGAAAGCCCAATTGGCGACGATATCCTTGAGCTGGCCTACCTGAATCGAAATCTCGGCGGCTGTGGCCTCCTGCCAACTCAGGCCATCTTCCTGCACCTTCCTTACGTGCTCATCACGAGCGGCGTTCCACTTTTCGAAATGCGCAGCCAGGGCCAGGCGATCCAGGAATTTAAATTCAAACTCAACGCTGACCGGGTCAGCCCCAACTCGTGGAATGGCGACCTTCGCCTTGAAGGTCGGGTTCTGAGCAATCTTGATCTTCGCCATGGGTTACACCGCCGCAGCGTAACGAGTCGGGCGCGAAGCCAGCGACAGCGTGATGGTTCGAGTCATGATGCTGTTGCGGTCCAACGTTGGGGTCGAAGTGATCGACACGTAGGCGTTGTAGTAAATCACCGAGCCGTTCGGCAGGGTCAGTCGCAGCACGCGAGGCGCGCGATCGTCGTCGGCTGCTTCCACCACCGCCACATATGGCAGGTCCGGGTCGTCAGCCACGGTGATGCTCATGCTGATCGGCGACTTCGTGGTCGGGAGCTGGCGGTCATCGGATTCTTCCAAGAAGCCGAAAGTCGTGAACTGTTGCTCGCCACCGGAGCTGGTGTTGCCAGTGATCTGGCTGATTTGAGCCCAGCCACTGACCGACCGAACCGAACCAGTGCCCGCGCCAGCCGTGTAGACCACGGTGTTTGTGGTGTTGATACCTTCCAGCTCAAATGTGCCCGTGTCGGAGTCGGCCACGCGCGCGACCTTATCGTTCAGGCGGGTCCAGCCGGATGCAACCACAATCACATCGCCGTCGGCCAGGCCGTGCGCTGCTGCGGTAGCCACCGCTGGGTTGGCGTTGGTGATGGCGGTCACTGCTTTCGCAGCGCTGAAAGTCGCGGCGATTTCGAGAATGGAGCCGTTGGGGAGAATGGCGCTCATGAGTTTTCCTCTGTGCAGAAATGACAAAACCCGCTCAATGGCGGGTTCTGGGTTTGCCCAACGGGCGAATTAGTTTGTGTCGGCTCGGTATTGGAATGATGCCGATACAGTGAAGGTGTTGCCGTCTGGAATGCCTGGGCCTGGCGCAACCGGCGTCATCACCAGCGCGACCAGACCAGCGCGGGGGATCCGCAGGTTCAGCGGGAACAGCGCGGCCAGCTCGTCAACGATGCCGCTCGCCTCGGTCCGGTACTTGCCGGAGGGGGTCACGATATTGACCTGGAACACCCCGCTGTACAGCCGATGATCACCACCCAGCGTGTTGCTCGCGGTTACCGCCGGAAACGTGAAGGCCCGCAGGTACGTCTCTTCGGCCGCCGGCGTGTAGGTCTCGTTCTCGACCACCACCTTCAGTGGCTTGGTGCGAACCTTGGCCCAGGCCAACAGGCGCGACTCGAAGGCCGCGGCGATGATGTTGTGGCTCATACCTGGTTGTTCCTGATGGCTTCGAGGACGATCTGCTGGAAGCGCGCGAGCGTGATCTGCACCATGCCAGCCGGAGCCTTCGCCGAATGGCCGTACTCCAGCGGTATTGCATATGGCAGGTTGTTCAGGATGTACGCGGCCTGGCCTGCTGTCAGGTCGCTTGCAGCGGCGATCAGGGAGGCGATTGCGTCCTGCCCTGTCGGATCGACCTCGTCATAGGTGATTCCCTCGATGTTATCGATCGAGAGGTGCCAGTTTCCCTTGAAACGTCCGGTGTCGACTGGGGACAGTCGTATCACCGATGTGCCCAGCTCAATCACCACCTCGCGAAACACATCGTCGATTGCGCCCTTCGCTTGCTCGGCAAACTGCGCCAGGCTTTCAGCGAAACTGCCCTGCTGGCCGCCGTAGCGGCTGGTCATGTGATTCGCCATTATTTGCGCACCTGCAGCTCGAAGCCGACCGCCAGGCCGGCAAAATTCCAGGGAGAGGCGGAGATAACCGTATAGACGGTGCCGTCGAACGTGATCCTGTCGTTGTTCTGGGGGGTAGGCATGTCCTCGCCGGTCAACTGAACCGGCGAGACCAACAGCTTCACATCACCGCGCACAATCAGCGTGCCGTCGATGTACTGGTTGTCGTACTCCTCGCGGAACCCGGAGCCATTGACTACCAGTTCACTTGGCACCGGCGGCGCATCCGGGTCGTACTCGCCAATGATCTCGCGGCGCAGCACCAGCTCCAGGCCCTTGCCACCCTTGCTGCGCGGAGCGAGCATGCGCGTGGCCGTAGCCTTGGCACGGTCATAAATGTCTGGCATCACGTCCGCCTTATTCTGTAGATCGCCGTGCACCGGCAGTTCGCACGCTCACTCCAGCCTGCGCCCAGGCTTGAATCGCCCGGATATCTCAACAGCGCACCGTTGGGGCTCTGGAAAGGCTGATCCTTCTGCACTTCTTGGCCGCCCATCACGGAATGGGTGTGGCGGACCTTCTTGTCGCCTCGGTCGCGCCAGGTCTTGGTGACCCAGTCACGATTCAGGCCCTGCTCGATCAGTTGCTCGTAGACCTGATCCCGGCCCGCGCCGAACGACTCCAATGCCTCAGCCTTCGAAAGCATCTCGGCATAGGTCTTCATCAGCCGCTCTGCGTATCTTCCGGCGATCTTGTCCACATCAGCATGGGCGACCGGTTTGCCTGCGGCGATGGCCCGATTCACGATACCGTCGAAGCGCCTGTCACGGCGGATGCGCTGGAGATACTTGCGCATCTCGTCAGGGTTTCCGCCCAGCAGTTGCTCGCGTGCGTTGATCACGAACTGGGCAAAGTTGCCGGGCAACCCCACAACGCCGCCAGATCGGGCGCCGGTTTGAGCACTGACTCGGCCCAGCAGATCCAGAGCAGCTTGCCGCGGGCTTCTGGTGAGCGGTGTTGCTCCGACCTCCACCTGCACCGCTGGCGTGAAGACCGTCCGCCGGCGAGAACCCATGACCGCGCGGATTGCCTCGCGGACATTGAGGTCAGCGTCACGGCGAATCTCTTCAGCTTTGTCTGCCAGCCACTGTTCTGGCTCGGCCTTGCGGGCGTCGAACTCAAATCGGCCCATGTCTTTCGGAATAGCGATGGCCTTGATCTCGAACTTGGCCCCAGCCAGGTAGGCGTTCCGGATCAGCTCCAGGAAGGCAGCCATCGCCCCCATGCTGAGCAGAGCGGCCAGGCCGTTTTCGTCCTCTTCCGCAATCAGGCGCTCGACTTCGGCGACTGTTGCGGCACCGACCACCAGCTTGACCTGCGCCAGATAGGCCTGCTGCATCGCAGGCTCCATTCCTTCGATGGCCTGGATGATCTGCGCCGGGGTCATACCACGAACACCGCAGGCAGCGTGTAGCGAGCCACCAGCACAGGGGCAATCATCTCGTCGATGATGCTGATGACGGGGCGTACGGCTGACGCGCCATCTACGCCGACGGAAACGGCGAACTCTTCTTCAATCGGGCCGACCTTCTGCCGCTTGACCATCGAGGACGCCACATAATCCGGGCTCAAACTGCCGGGCTCGACCAGCTCGCGCAGTGCTGCTTCATAGGTGGCCTGCTCGACCTCGATGGGCACCTGATCAGCTGGTATGGGGTTACCCTCGTAGTCATAGGCGCCGGTGCGCGGCCATTCCCTGGCTTGCCCTCTGCCCTCGGTCTTCGCCCCGGGGAACAGTGACTGCCA